GTCGTAATAGTAGGTTCAATGCGCTCCGCCACAGGAGCCGCAGCAGGTCTTTGCGCTGGACGTCTTGCCGCCTGCCTGACTGCCGCAACACCGACAGGAACCATAGCACCGGCAATGGTGGCGGCAATCTGCCCGCCTGGGCCTGCGCCCATTTCCTGAGACGTCTGACCTGCCGCACCAGCACCAGCACCGCCCGCCACTTGCAAGCCGGGTTGTGCTGCAAGCATACGCCCAACACCAGCCGTAACAGGTGCGGCCTGCCCAGCTGCCGCTTGAATAGCCCTGCCAGCCGCCACAGTGCCGCCAGCGCCTGCCGCGCCTGCTGCGGTAGCCTGCACGATGCGCTCGGCCTGTGTGCGGGCTTCTGGCACGCCGATACGGGTCAGCAAATCTTCCATTGCTTCCGTTGGCATAGTGTATTTGGTGCCGAACAGATTGTTAATGGTGCCGACGATTGGATCACCAACCAACCCGGCAAGTGTCGCCGCACCAGCGCCAGCAACAGCACCAGGGATTGCGCCAACACCCCCAAACGGCAAACCAGCCGCTGCGCCAAGTGCCGCACCAGTAGCAGGCAACGCAAGGCCGCGCGTCACCGCGCCCATGACACCTGATGCGGTAGTTTCTGGTGCAGGCTGCGTGGGCTGCTCAACCTGAAAGCCTGGAGGCAAATTGCCTGCTGCTTGGCTGCCTTCTAATACAAAACCGGGTGGAAGCGGCATTGATTACCTCGCTTGAGTCCAAGTATTACCGCCATCGACTGACATGATGCGCTGGCCGGTTTGCGGATTGACTGCATACATTGCTTGTTTTTGGGCGGCCGGTTGTGCGGCTTGAGGTGCTCCAGGTGCGGTTGGCGCAGTCTCAATGGCTTCGTAGAAAATATTTTCTGTTTTCAGACCGTACCCTTTGGCAATTCTATCAATTCCAGTTCTGACGGTGTTTTCTTGTTTCTTAGCCGTTTCATAAAGCTTTCCAGCTTGTCCTTTAAAAGCTTGCCTTTGAGATGCAGAAAGTCGCTCACCGCTTGCAACTTTGTTATAAATGTTTTGAATGCGCTCCGGAACACCAGCCGCATTCTGTGCGGTAGCAAACTCACCTTCGCGCACCACTGATCCCGGATCAAGCATTTTCATGTAGCCGAAAATCAGTGACAAATCGCCAACGGCGTTATCTTCTGATGCCTGAACTCTACCAAATGCAGACTTAACCTCCTGATAACCTTTGGTCTGGTCGCTGTATTCCTTTCTGAACTTTCCTTCCATCTCAGGACGCTTTTCAAGCGGAATAATACCGGCGCTCATTTGCCTAGCTTCTGCCTGTGCGCGCGAAGCCTCTGCACCTGATTTAGCAGCCGCAGCCTTTGATGCTGCAATGGCGGCATTTGCCTGCTGAATTTGCGTTTTGGTAAGTTGCAAATCAGTGGCAAGTTTTTCAGGCTTGAATTTAAGCTCAATCTCTTTGAGTGTGGATTCTGCTGTTTCTTTGCGTTGAGTGATTGGGGCCAACTGCTCCGCCCGCGAAGTCTCCGCCAGCTTGCTAAACGTCTCGGCAAACTTGTCTGGCGACATAACCTGAGACAAGCCCATCAAGGCATAGTTTTTAGCCGTTGTTGGGTCAGTATCAATCAGAGAAGAAAGAGACTTTAACCCGCTTGCGTCTTGCCCTTCAGGAGTGGCCTGAATGCGAGCCTCGATCAAGTCTTTAGCAACTTTCGAATTGCCAGACAAAAGCGCACTAGCCACTGGCAAAGCCGCTGCAATCTCACCATCTTGGCGCTCTTTGCTAAGCTGCTCAAACGTGGGCTTGATTGCTGCCTGATGCTCAGGAAACATCGTCATCAGACGTGAGAATGATTTAGGTGTTCCCTGACTAAATGCGCTTTCAAGCTCGGTGCGATAGGATTGCAGGCGTTGCTCTGCTTGTTGCTTGGCGGCTTGCTGTTCTTGAATTTGAGCAAAACCAGCACCAACCTGCAAACCTCGCAAAAGCCTTTCGCCTAAGTTAATCTGTGGCATTTGAGCCAAATAATTTATTGGTTCAGCCATTGTCAAAACCCACCTTTCTTTTGACCGCCGCCCATAAAGCCAGAAACAGTCCCGGCGATATCAAGAATGTCGCCAAACGCAGTGCGCGCAACAGAGCCTTTAGCCAATTGACCACCCGCCAACGCAGCGCCACGCTGCCCCAGCAAATTGCCAATCGTTCCAGCCGTTTCCATTCCAGCCGCACCTTGTCCTGCTGCTGATCTCTGCCCCAATGTAGTAAGACCCGCCAAGTTTTGATACTGCTGTGCAATCTGCTCTTGCAGCATGGCTGGCCTAAATTGAGCAAGCGCCGCTTGAATATTGCCACCGCGCAATCCACCGGTGGCCGATGCCTGCTGGAGCAATGCTTCTTCGCCTTGTCTTACGGCAGATTGAAAAAATGGGCTTTGCTCAAGAGCGCCGATTGCAGCTTGCTGTTCAGGAGCGCCGCGCAAGCCAAGAAATGCCTGTTGTTGCTGAAGTGCCGGAGCGCCCGCCTCAACGTACGGCCTAAGCAATTCGGTTAAAACATCAAACTGTCTGCGCTGTTCCTGAATGGCAATGTTGGCGGCTTCTGCTTGGGTTCCTGCCGCCGCTTCAGCAGCTTTAGCTTGCTGAGATGCGCCAGTAACCCCGCCGACAATTTTTCCGACTGCGTTTCCGATAAAACTCATTTTGCTTGCTCCCAATCGCGCCGCGTCATGCCAAGGATATGAACGCCGACCAATCGACCGTTTTTAAGGCAGGCACCGCGTCTCATGCCTTCGTTTTTGAAACCAAGTTTCAGGCAATAGTTCTTTGCAGAATCAAGACCTTCGATAATATAAGCGGTAACTCTGTTGATATGTTTTTGAGCGAATGCCCAAATGAGGCAAAGACGACCAAAATCGCGCGAATGCTCAAGCGCCTGTTTTGACAGCATGGCGTGAATGTCGATCTCTACAAAACCAGACTCGACAATCATAAACGCGCCAACCTGCTGTCCGTCTAGCTTAGCAGACAGATACTTAACGTGGGGGTGTTCAATTGGCGAGAGCGCACGATGATCGTGACCGATCTTAGCGATGTAAGGGTCTTTGAAAAGCTCTGTCAAAGAGTCAATTTCTTTAACTTGCTCAAGCGCCAATGCAGCCAATTTTTACCTTTCGAGTAAATCTTATGGCCGCCGGTCGCCTAATCACTCGGCTGTTTGATTCTACAGCATAAATGTTAGGTTATTTCTCGACCGCTTGCACGAATTGTAAGCGATGTGGCAGCACTGGCAATCGTTGAGATAAACCCGCCAGCCTCAAGCGAATGACCAACAAGCTCAGGGAATGTATAAGTTTCGTCAGGAGCGATATTTCTGGTGTCAGTAATAAGATTGCTAGCACCAGGAGAGCCAGAATTAGTCACTAAATTAACGCTGATGGAAGCATTGCTTGCACTGGTGTTTGTCGCAGTGAATTTATCAATAATTGTTTTGCAATTATTGGCAGTATATTGTGTGGTTTGTACGTTTTCAGCCTGCTTTGCAGGAATCAAAACCTTAACTGTAACCGTCATGGCTATCCTTTAGCTTGTCACTGCTTTGATTATCGCAAAGTTAAAGACAGGCTGCTCGGTTGTTGTGCCGCCTGTAGTTGCAAAAGTAATTTGGAAGCTGCCCGCTGCTACGTTAGTAACAAAAATTTGATATAGGTCTGTGCCGGACTTTTGGCAAACTTTTACTACATCTGTTGCTGCAACTTTACTGTTGGTGACAGTAAAAGACTGCCAAACAGTCGTTCCGGCTGCGCTCACAAGCGTGATTGCGCCGTTGGTCTTGTCCAACGTCACACCCGTGGTGCGAGACGTGGCTTGCGTTACTGCACCACCTGAACCAGTTCCGTAGCCTAAGCCACCTATGCCAGTAACAAGCACGTTTCCGCTGGTGTCGATTCGTAAGCGTTCCGTATCATTAGTTATAATAGCTAAGGAATGGTTTGAAACCATTCCAAAATAACCTGTGCTGTTATTAAGTTGATATGCACCCAATCGCGACGTGCCGCGTGTTCCTCGCAATATATTTCCGCCTGCGTTTGATGTGTCTATATCAACTCGGTAAGCTGGCGATGTAACCGCAATACCCAAGTTTCCGCTATTGATAATCCGCATTGCTTCCGTTGAACCGTTATTTCCGGTCTGGAAAATAATGTCTGAGCCGGTGGTGCCCACGCCTGAGGTGGAGCGCAGCGTCAGCGTGCTGGTTGTGCCGGTTCCACCAATATGCAGTGGGAAAGTGGCTGACGTGGTAAATGTCGGCGTAGCAATCGTGGGGCTACCAGAAAACACCAAGTTAGTGCTTGTGGTGCCTGTTGCGCCGGTAGCAGTGTAACCGGTGATGTTGTTGAAACTTGTGATGCCGGCTGTGCTGGCGTTAGTGCCACCGTTGGCTACAGGTAGCACGCCAGATACACCAGTCGTAAGCGGCAATCCGGTGCAGCTCGTCAGCGTGCCGCTAGTGGGCGTGCCAAGCGCAGGCGTTACCAGCGTGGGGCTAGTCGCTCGCACCACATTGCCAGTGCCGGTGCTGGACACCCATTCTGGGGCGGTTGCACCAGCATTGACTTGCAGCACTTGAGCCGCAGTGCCGATGCTTAGGAATGTCGTAGTGCTTGCGCCTGATTGATACGGAACCGATCCAGCAGCGCCGCCAGCTAGGTTGGTGGCAGTGCCAACAGAAACCGTCGAAGGGGCGACGTTTCTCCAATATGGCCCCGCGCCGTAATACTGAAGCAAGTCACCATTTGTCGCAGTTGCTGTGCTTACATCGTGCAATTCGTTCATTGATTCGCCCGTTTTCATTCGGACGAAAATTGCGCCGTTGTTGGCAGCCTTTGTAACAATTGCAATCGGCAAATCCAAGTCTGGTGCGCTTGGTTGAATTTTGGTTAGCTCGCCTGGATAGTTTGGGTCAAAATATAAAATATCTCCATCAACCCAAACTTCAGGAACAGTCTTGTTTGCGCCGGTCGTATTGAATCCGCGCACGCTGCCGAACCAGACAACATAACCAAAACTATTTACCGGAATGTTTTGTGCCGCGATACCCAGCATGTACTGTGCAAGAACGCTTCCATCTGCCACAGCGCGCGCGCAAGTAATCTTTGTGCTACTTCCAATTACGCCGGTCGCCATTACCGCCATGCCTTTATTGATCTGCGTAGCGCCGGTGTTCTTTGGGTGAAAATCAAGCTGCTGGCAAATCTGCCCTGTAACGCCGCCTTCTAAACCAAACTCAAGCGTTGCGTCGTCTTTGCTCCAATAAAGACGCCCAACTTTTTCAACAGGTGTCGGAGCAAGCGGGTTGATATCTACATAATCAGTTTGGACTGAATTGTTGTGTTCTATCGGTGGCGGCGTTTCAACAAGCTCAAACGCGTCCGCCAGCCTTTGAAGCTGCGCGAGTGCATCATTAGCCGATGCCTGAGCATTACCGGCGTTGATGTTGATTTCATTTACAACGTCAGGCGCAATAGAATCAGCAAGCGCAAAAAGCTGCTCAAATTGCTTAATCTGCTCTGCATCTTTAAGGAATGACGCAAGCTGATCTCGGGTAAGTTTTAGTTTGTTTGCCATCAGTACGCCAGCGGCTCAAGTTGAGCCTCAAGTCTAGCAAAAGACAGGTGCGCCTGACTGTCGCCACGAAAACGCTGGATGCGCCAGTTTCCCATATTCCCGTTTTTGAACCATACAAGGCGCTTCTGTGTCTCTCCGGTAGTGCCGACTCTGATCGGCCTATCTTGACCCCACACCACGCCATCTAGCGAGTAGCTAGTAGTGATAATTGGGTTGATACCAAGCGCCACACGCCCGGTGAGAGACACAAGCTCAAGCTCGTTGAAGAGTGCGCCCTTGCCTTCGTTATAAACAATGAGCGTGCCAAACTCCCAGCGAACGATCTGGCCCCAATGATTGCCCGTATCCTGTACCAGATAGCCAACGCTTGACGATTGAGGGTCGCCCACGAGCCACTTGTCATAGGCCCACACAAGATTTTTAGCTCGATACTGTGAAAAGTCTATCGTGGAAGTGCTTAGCACGAACCAGACTTGCTGATTTAGCTCTTGCGACGCTGCGGCATCATAGACAATCGTGCGGTCTGGCAGGTGTATGTAAAGATGTTGATGCGCTTTGTCGTTGCGTGTCTCTAGCTTTACATCGGCAAGCTGATCCTCTGTATATCCGAGAAGAATATCGTCAATTTCTTGCGTGCTGATCTTGGTGGTTGATGCGTTTGCGCCAAGATAAATTCCAGGTGACTCGTTTCTACCGCTGCCAATAAACGCGATTGCATCAACATACACGCAGCAGGCATGAGTACCGATAACACCCTTTTGAATCTGCGCGCCGTCGATACGCTGGAATGGGAAGAAATCACCACCAACGTTGTCGAATACTTCAATCGTGTTTCTGTTTAGCGCGTAAATTTCATTACGCAACTTAAGAAGCGCTACAACGGGGTCAGGATCAACCTCGGACGATCCATACTTGAGCGGATTGACCTGAGTCGGATCGCTCAATTCAGTGACTATCAGGAACTCGCCGTCAGTGGTCATGAAGTAGCCATCAACCCACACCACATCAATAACGGTGCCAATGTCTGGGTCTGTCACTTGCGTAAGCGTGGTGCCGTTCCAGTAATACAGACGCCCGCCTGATGCGATAGCCAGCCGGTCGAAACTGTAATCAAACGTCACCAGATCGCCACTGCCAACATCTCCAAGCGTCGTTACTGTTCCATTGCTAGCAACACTCACCAGTGATGTGCCCATGACGCGATAGCACACGCCCTGCCAATTGATTCCGCCTCGATCAATGCCGGGGCCAGTGCCATTTGCAACGATTCCATCAGCAGGGCGTAGAAACCCGGCGCTAACCCCTGAGTTTTTAGGCACAGGAAAAAGATTCACCGGGTAAGACGTGCGAAGGTCTGGGCCGCTGTCAGTGTAAATGCCGCTGAGAATTTGGATTTGCATGGCGCTTTACTTTTTGCGTGCAGCACGCATGTTATCAACCAGGTTTGGATACGGTCGCCCTGCTTTCTTTGCGGAGGAAATCGCACTGGCCTTTTGTTTCTTGGTCAGCGGCTCAGGCTTTCCTTCTGACTTCGGACGGATTTTTTCCCAGACAGGTTTCTTTTTCACCATTTCACCTTATCAGCCCAATACGCCGCACTCATCTTGCCCTTGGCAATGTTCTCGGAGTGCCGAGCTTTGAACGACTCACGCCGCGCTTTGTCTGCTTGTGTCTCATTTTCACGCTTTGGTGAGCCACTAACGCCTTGCTGCCCGAATCGAACAGTCTTGATCTTATCGCCTTCTTTTGCCACCACTACATGCGATTTTGTAGGATGCGAAGGCGTTCGCTTAGGCTTGTTATAGCCTTCAACGCCAGCGCGAGTTAGTCGAGGGTCTTTTGTTGGCATCTTTAAACGATGCGATACCAAGAGTTAGTCGGCTGATAAAATCGATAGCGAACGAAACCGCCAGCTGCAATGGTGGTAACAGCGCCATAAATGTTAGACGCTCCATTTGCAGCAAGTGCGAAAGTTGTAATTGTTTGAGTGCTGGTAATCAGAACTTCGGTGCCATCAGCCACGCCAGTATTCAGCGGGAAAGTAATCGTGCCAGTGGCAAGCGTACCGGCAGGCTGCAACAACATCCATTGCTGCTGCGCCACCGGAGTCGGAACCGTCTGATTAAAGCCAGTGGCCGGTACGTACAGATTCGTTGCCAAGGTGGGGCTGGCAAAGCTCTGTTGAAAGTAAGTCAGCAAGGCGCTGATAGACATGCGCCGAGCGTCCCCATTGCTAGGCGTATAGACGGGAATCTGATCGCCAGCAGATACGTTGGCAAGCGAAGGCAGTTGATTGATTGTCGGCATAATTAACCCCAGATATTAAGTGGGCCATCCTGTCCGGTAAGCACAGGATCAACGGGCTGGCGAAGGAACGGATCGTCATAAACACGCCACGGCTTGTTTCCAGCCCCGGAAGGCATAGACCCCGGCAACTGTTGCTGCGGTGGCAGCGTGGCCCGGTTTAAAAGCGTTTGGTAGGCATCACGCGCAGTGGTCTTGGTTTCGACCATCAACTGCTTTCCATAACTAGGCGCAATCCTGATTGCAAGATTGGTGATGATCGCCTCATTCGCGCTGTCAGGCACTTCTGACTCTGCATCAATGTCGCTGAACTGTGGGCTTGAAGGCAGCGGATACGCTAATCGAATGCCCTTGCCGTTCCAGTCTGCAATCATGGAATCAAGGCGACGCAACGCGCTTTCAAGTTGCTCAGGCGATACGTCAAAGCTATAGGACGCAATGCCGATTTCCTCAAGCGCGGCCGTCACAAATTGGCGTTTGCTATATCCCATAGTCACCCACCTAGAGCCTGTTCAATGCGCTCAAAAAGTTTTTTGTCTGTCGTGCGACCGTCAAACTTCAAACCGAGCGCAACGGCTTTTTGTTCAAGCTCAGCGCGAGTAGGCTGAGCATCAAGAATAGGTGCAGGCGACGAAGTAACCTCGGGAGGGTGAGGTTGCTTGAGGGAAGCGAACGACGCCGCCTGCGAGGGGTGCCAACCATCAGCGATACGCCGGTCAAACTCTTCCTGAGTTTTGACGCCGACATAATCATAAGTCCCGTGAGCATTACGACGACTGCCGGGGCTTTTATAAACGATGGTTGGGAATTGAATCATTTTTTACCTTTTTTAGCCGGTGCCTTAGCAGGTTTGCCAGCAGTTTTAGCAGCTTTTCGCGCAACGCTAAGAGCCACTGCAACAGCTTGTTTTTGAGGCATTCCGCTTTTTATCTCTTTGCTAATGTTAGCTGAGATTGTCTTTTGCGAATAACCTTTTTTCAGAGGCATATTTTACCCTTTAAATGAGAAAGGGGCCGAGGCCCCTTTCCGTTACATCACCTCAATTACGGAGCGGTCTGACCAAACAACATGATGCCGGACATTTCGGGCTGCTTATTCACAACACCGAACAGCGTGTCCAAACGATACTTGGTAGTCATGGTGTTGATGTCGTACCACTTCTGCATCACCAGCTCGATACCCTGATCGGTAGCAGCACGCATCACAGCGGTGCCAGCATCAGCCGGAACAGCGTAACGACCAGGCAGGATTTCCAGCGCATCTTTCTGCCAGAACACGTTGATAGGAGCACCAACGATGTTAAGGAAGTTGATGTTAGCTGTGCTGTCGCCAGCGGTAATCACGCAGTTCTGATACTGGTAATCAGCATCGGTCGGCGTAGTAGCAGCCGCGATGATCGGCGGGCTGATGGTCATGGTGGTGGGAGTATTGACCGAGATCACGCGGAAGGTCTTGAGCTGGCCGGTGTCGCCCTTGGTGATGTGATGAACAGCATTCACACCGTCAATGGTGAAGGCATCGCCAGCGACCACGCCAGTGGTGCTAGACACGGTAACGGTCTGGAAGCGGTTATCAACGTTCAGCACGCCAGCCACAGAGTTCGTAGTGGCAGAAGGGGTGTATTCCTGCGAACCGTTGGCGGTGTTGATCGTGATACCGGAACCAGCGGCAGCGGTGATGCGGTTGGCGTAGTCAAGCTTATAGGTGTCAAAAGACGCCACCATGCCAACATAAGCGCGTTCGTATGCGGTCAAGGTCTTGCCAGCGCCGAGGAACTGGCGATTGCCAAGGTTAGACGCCATGCCGTTGTAATCACGGGTAGAGAGAGCAAGGTAACGGTCATAAGACGGCACGCCCTGTTCGTTCATGATGGCTTCGCACTGCGCCACATCATCAAAGCCAGTTGCAGCCAGGGGACGATCCACCACGAGGGTTCCCTGAGCAGCAGCGACGTTCATGATCGCAACGTTAATGTCGGAAGCAAGCTTCTGCTTGGCGGAATCGCCCAATCGACCTTCTTGCAGCGCATCGCGCAGTTCGAAAGCGTTCAGCGTCCAAGGTACAGACTGGCTGTAACCAAGGGTGGCCGGGACAGCCAACTGGGTGTAGTTCTTGTATTGCGCGCTGATGTCCACACCAGGGGCTGCGGAAATCGATTGGCTGATGTAAGGCTGGGGACGCCACAGGACGTTGTCAGTCCGCTCCATCATGGTGCTGTCGGTGTTATAGACAGCCACATTACGGGACAGCACAAGTGCGTCTTGGAAACCTTCCAGAATATCTTCAAACGCAACGCGTTCTTCTTTGCTAAAGGCATTAGCCATGATAAAAACTCCTAAATTAGTACTAAATTAGTTTTGTTTTGCGCGCATCTGCCGCTTGTAGGCGATAACCTTGCTCATATCACCAGACTTCGCAGCTTCTTCACGCAGCCGTTCAAGGGTTGAGTCCACCGATCCTGAAACGCGGCCAGTACCTTTGACCACTTTTTCTGGCGGCGGGGCCGCCTTGCGATTGCTAACTTTCAACTGAGTCTCCAGTTTTGCTACCGCGAAGGCAAACTTCACGGGGTCTTTAATCGAAGAAAGCTCTTTCACCTTTTTAGGGTTTTTGCCGAGCGCATAAACAACCAAGGCGGGGTTTTCAGCCCCTTGCACGATGATGCCCTGCTGCGTAATGTCGAGAGTCTCTTGGGCCGTAGCTTCAGCGTCCTCAAAATCACGCACCTTTAGCGAGGCTTTCGCCTTGCCATAAGCTTCCAGCGTTTCCTGCCAATCTTTCTGCTGCGCTTGCTCTGCTTGCCGTTGCTTCTCTGTTTGCAGATCAACTTCTCGCTTGCGGTCGTACCAGTCAGACAACGCGCTTTCGTACTTGTCAGAGTCGTAATCAAAAGATTCAAGCGTAGGCTTTTGCCCCAGCGAAACCGGCTTTGTCTCAGTTGTCTGGGTTAGCTTTGCCTCAAGCTCTTTAATACGACGCTCTTTTTCCCTGTTTGCTTTCCGCAGCTCACGAACCCATTCAGGCGCACGAGTTTCTTCTTCCTGAGGTGGCGATTCCTCACCGATAGATACAACGATCTCGTCTTGTTCGTCGGCCTGCTCTTCGGGCTGTTCATCATTCTGGTTTGCGACGGATTCGTTCTCATCGCCAACTTGCTCATCCTGATGTTCTTCGCCTTCCTGCTGTTCGACTTCCTCGATTTCGACCTGTTCATCCATCACTGCCGTTTGAACCATAAAGCCCCCGTTTAACTCACCCATTTAAGCGGCTGGGTGGATGCCGCTAAAAATCATTGCAGCGGTTGCACTTGTCCTGCAATAGCGCCACCAATCTCACGCGCCATGTTAATCGCGTGATCTTGCGAATCCATATCAACTTTAGCCAGCGTCTCCACAGTCCGGGCGCGGCTCAACTCAGCATCGGCCACCGTCTTAACGGTATCGGCCCGAGCCTTGGCAGCTTTTGCAGTAGCTTCCTCAGCAGCAGCTTGCAGGAATACCGCATTCGGGTCTTGCTGCTGGCCCTGCATCATCACAGCCATTTCTTCAGCCTCTTGCGGAGTCGGATCGATCACGCCCATGCGAACAAGTCGCTTGCGGAAGAATTTACGAACGTCGCTGATGCCTTCGCCTTCCATGTTCATCATCGCCATTGCTTGCAGCACTTGCTTGGTTTCTGGATCATCGCTGATCGCCAACATTCCAGTGAGCGAACGCACCGTAGCAGCACGCTTGCTGGCGCTTGACGGCCCAACCTCTACGGCCACGTCAAACGCGGCCTCGCTCATGTCATTCTCAAGCTCAATCTCGCCAGACTCTTCGTTGATAGTGGGCTTCAAAAGCTCGATTGCCGACACCTCTCCACCTTCGGAAACGGCTTTCATCTTGCGCTTTTCTTCGCCGTATATTTCTTTCGCCATCGACAGCCAAATCTCACCGCTGCGTTTGACGGCTTTGGCATAGTTCGACATGTAGATAAACGCTTGCATGTCCAACCGCTGCTGAATCATCTCCACGGCTTTACCGCTAATGTTGCTCACCATCTTGTCGGCCTGCTGCGAACTGCCGAGAATGTCTTGCATGTCCTGTTCAGTGACTTGCAGCAAACCCGCCAATGCTGGCGGTATTTGTGGCGGCTTGGTGTAAGCAACAGGTCCGCCAACGGTCATATTGCCATTGGCATCGGTGATCGGGTTGATAAGCAGGTACGGATAATCCTTAAGGTTATCTTCTGCCCACATCATCTGGTGGCCTGCCACTTGCTCAGGCGTGAGGATAGGCTTCTCAACGCTCGACAATGCGCTGATCTCGCCAAGCTTTGATAGCTGCATGTTCTTGAGCCGCTGGGCATCTTTCGCCAGTCTCACATGGCCCATGCAACGCTCTACGTTATCCACAAACCAGCGTTTTCCATAGACAGGCACAATGGGAATGCACTTGCCTGCCATGTATCCGCAATCCTCAAGGATCTTTCCGCCGCTCATGATGTACTTACGAACGCGCTTTACCTTGTACTTTTTAGAACGAACCTCGGTTGAGCCAATGGCAACAAGACGCTCATCAAGCTCTTCGTCCTCGTCAAAATCAGCTTGGCTGTAACGCTCTTCGTCTCCCGAGATCGTGCGGAAGATGCGAACCGTCTCGCTTTTTTCCTCGACGCGGTAATACTCAGCGACATACACCACGTCTGGTGTGCACCAGTCAAATTCGGATTGATGCACGATCTTCGGCCAGCTAGTAGGATCATCGCCCCACGTCGCCTTATACGCATCACGCGTCATCGAGGTAATGACGAAGCATTTTTTAGCGTCAGACTTGTCTTGGCGTTTGGCTTCAAGATCAAAGAACACGGACGAATCTGCATCGAAAATCGGCTCGATGCAAATACGCTGGCGGTCATCATCTGGATCTTCATCATCCTGATACTCGGTACGCAAGCGCCACGCGCCAAAGCCACCGCCGACAGCCTCCTCAAAGGCATTGTCGTATGCTTCATCGGCCACGCTGTCCTGCTCATCGGCCCGATAAAGACCGGCGCAGGTATCTGCTAGGCTGTCGTATTCGTCGCCTTCTTTGCTCACGAACGACACCGAAACGCGATTATTCCGATACTCGTTGATGATGCGAATGACGGCCAGGTGAATCTTATTGACCTCAAACTTTGGCTTGTTTTCGTACTGATCCCAAAGCGGGCCTTCCCACTGCGCGCCGGCCAGTGAGTAAAAGCGCCGATCTTGCAGGCATTGCAGGCGTTCATCGCGCAATGCAGATTGAATGTTATCGAACTCTGCCAGCGCCTCGGCGTGCAGGTTTGCAAGGTACTGGTCTTTTGAGATTCGAGCCATGTGTTTTTCCTTAATGCCTGCGCGTATTGTCGCCCCAGCGGTTGATTGTTGGCAATGGAATAAAGCTTTGTTTCTTATCAGGCTGGGCACGCCTTACGCTTTCGCAGGCATATCTTAAAGCATCAATAACGTGATTGCTTTTATCTTCAAGTATAGGCAAGACTTTACCAGTCAAATTGTCTGTTTTGTAACTATACAGCGTCAATTCATCAATCGTGTGTTTGCATCTAGGATGCACAACAATATCAAAGCTCTTGAGCCATTCTATACCCTCTTCAACAGATTTTGCCCCTTTTACTGCTGACATGATCTTCGGAAAACCATGCGAGCGCATGTGAGAGATTGTCTCAGGGCGTGAGCTATCTGCCACCATAGGCCACTTTTCAGATTCTGGCACCGTCATAAACAGATCGGGTGTATTCACGATCTCACAACCGACCATGTAAGCCTCGTGGTCGATGTACAACGTACGCCCAGCAATGTGGCAGCGCACCAGCACTGTCGGGTCGCTGGCAAACCCCCAGTCAGCGCCAAGCCGATGCACTGCGTCTTTCGGTGCGTCAAACTCTTCGATTCGCCAGTTGATAAACACCCGGCTTGTGCTGTTTTGCAGGTATCCACCGAGCCAGACATGCGAATACTTGTCCGGGTCGCGTCGCCTGTCGTATTCCATTTCAGCGCGCAACACTTCAGGAAACCACGGATTGTCATCGTAATTGACGGGCAGAATCACAGAATCAGGGGGTGGCGTTGGGCCACGCAATAAATGATCAACCGGATCACTAGCCTGACTTGGGTTCCATGTGAACCAAAGCTCTGAGCTAGGCTTACGGATGGTCGGACGAAGCAGGTCAAGGCTGCGCTGGCTCAAGCTTTGAGCTTCCTCAACCCACGCCCGGTCGTAACCTTCCAGCGATTTGATTGAGTCAGCCGTGTGATTTTGCATACCCTGGAAGATAATCAAGCCATCGCCTTTGCGTGACTTAATGACAGACTCTTGCACTTCAAAATACGATCCGGCCCCCATCTGCTCGATCTTCATCTCAAGAAGCCGTTTAACTGACTGAGCTAACGACTTCTGAACCTCACGAACACAAACCGACCGGCTAGACGGATTCACAATGTGCTCTTCGATAAGCATCTCGGCAAAGCAATGCGACTTTCCAGAGCCTCGCCCACCAAACGCGCCCTTGTACCGGGCAGGCTTAAGCA